TTACGGAAGCTACCAAAGCCATATTCAGCATTCATAGCTGTACATACAATCTTGCCACCACCTGATTGAGTTGTTTTTGTAACTTGACCAACTGGAGCACCGTATGCAGCACCCAAGTAAGCTTGTAGTTTTGTGTATGGTTTGTTTTGTTCAAATTCGTATCTAGCAATTTGATCTTCAAGAGCTTTTTGTGAATAGTCTTCTCTAACTTGACCAACATTCATAAGTTGGTTAATATCTTGGAATCTAGATTGAGCAAGTTGAGGAGCTTGTAATGCAGCAGCTTCTTGTCTAGCACGTTCATTAGCATAGTTTTGATATGCAAGTTCGCCCGCCTTGCCAGTCAAAGTTGTAGCTAAAGTTCCAGCAGCTCTATTTTGTAAGTCTGCAGATACATTAGAACCATAACGACCAGCCATAGACGCTGAACCTTGTGCTTGCTTAATAGCATCGTTATAAGCTTGTGTAGCAGCTTGTGTAGGTGCAGCTAATGCGTTCATAAGGTATGGGTTACCAGCATTTAAGTATTGACCTTGCACAGTGCCTAATTGTTGTTGTTGAGCAGATGCTGTAAGTGGACTACCAGTTAATGCACGTTGTTGAGCAGCTTGTAATGCTGATTGTGTTTGTGCAGAAGGTGATACATATGTTTGTGTAGGGAAGTATTCTGGAGTTCTTGTTTGATATAAATTTTTAGCCTCACTTAAACCATACTCTACAAATGGTCTAACAGTAGGATCTAATTCATTTTTTGTAGTAGATTGTTGAGATCCACCACCGCCTGAACCACCACCATAAAATGTAAATGATTGTACTAATTCTTGTACCCAATTGTGTAACTTAAACATATTCTTTCCTTAAAGTGTATATTCCCATGTTTGAGGTTTAAAGCCCATTTGTCTTGCTTTACGTTCCCATCCACGTCTTTCGGAGTTAAACGTAACTTTAGTTTTACCGCCTTGTTTTGCTATTTGTTGAATTTCGTGAAATGCTTGCATAAAGAGTGCATCATCGTTAATTAATGACCATGCAGCCCAAACATGAAGCCTGTTTCCGATTGGTTGAAGTACTACGAATCCTACTGGTTTATTGTCTATAATGCCCATAAACAACATAGAGCGTTGTTCAAAGCAATCACAATACACGTCTTCAGGTATATACTCGGTATGACCTTTAGACCTAACTATTTCTAATCCGTGTCTAATGTATTCCCAATGTTGACGTAAATTATCTTTAGGTATATAATGTAAAATCATGCAACTATTGTAACATATGGGCTTTTATATTAACCCAACACTAGATAGCCATATGTTTTATCAGCTGTGTTATTTGCAAAATGTTTAAGTGTTGCACTACCTTTAGTTCTGTCACTTACATATACATTAGTAGATGCTGAAGTTGATACATAACTCATTGTGGTAATAACGCTTGGTGTAGCTGGTCTTGTTGGACTTGTACCTGCTGCAAAATGTTCTATAGCAACACCAGTATCAGATACTTTCCACATAAGTTCAACATAGTCACCTGCTACTAATTCTACATAAAAGTTTAATGCACCAATAATATGACTTGGGTCACCAGCAGATTTTCTTGCTGCTAAACCAAACCTACTGTTTGATGCTGCAATATCTGTGCCATTTTTTCTAAACCAAACTTCTGCGTCTTGAGAGTCGTTAGTTGTATTCTTAAACTGTATAGAAAATTCTAAATTATAAAGACCAGTATTTCTTACATTAAGTCTAGAACTATTTGACAAATACACACCGTTAGAAAAGTCAGTAGTGTTAAATGTAATTGCATAAGCTGCAGTTGTTGATGCAGCAGTCTGGTCAGTTGTATCTTGAAACGCACCATAAGGAACAGTATCACTACCAGCAGCAGCACTAATAGGTGTTAATAATATTATACTATTAAAGCCTATACGTTCATTATAAATAGTTGTAGTGGTAGCATTACCAGTAGCTAAAGTAATTTCGCCTGTGTTGTTAGACTTGCCTTCAATAATGTTGTTTACAACTTCAGCTACCTCACGAGGTGTGCCACCAACCATTGGCAGTTTGCGATACATATCACGCATTATCTACCACCTTGAGGCTTAAAGTCCACATCCATTCCAATAGCATATATCCAGCTACCTGTTGGGGTAATTTGTATTCTATGATAACGACCAGCACTTCTTACAGATGCACGACCTTCAGATGAAGCTGCAACAGATGTTGAATATGTGATAGCGTCATCCAATTCACGTCTAGAGGCTACAGAAACGCTTGCAGAGCCATTTTCTAACTGAGGTCTAACCAATGTAAGTACTGAATTATAACCAGCCTCTATATCGCCTGTATTTAATGATGCAGTAGCGTTAGATCCTGTAAATGTAATGATCTTATTATCACGAGCACCAGCAAATAGTAACTTACCACCTACCCAAAGACGTGAGTCTAAAGATGTTGTTAAATCATCTAATAATCCAAACGCATCTAGATCTTCTAGCGTTACACCAGACGTTGTTACAGATGATATATAGTCTACGTCAGTAGCAGCCTTTGACCATTTGTTTGTTTGCCAATTAAACATAATGAGTGAACGACCACCAGATGTGTTAGGGAAATTCCATACCACAATGTTTCTTACTGGGTCAACTGCTGTGCTACAAGTATTAATTTGACCTAAGTCACAGTTAGCAAAAAACCATTTGTCTACTTTTTCTGTGCCAATGCCAACTAAGTTCACACCATTACATGAATAGAATCCATCATCTGATAAGAAGTATGTAGTGTCAGCATATTGTGCAACTGTAGAGCCATCTGTACATCCTAATCCACGAGAGATTGTGTCAAACTGAAAGAATAATGGTGATCCAACGTATGACATACGAACAACACCACGTTCAAGTAATACTAAGCCAAACTCGCCACCTGTAATTCCTTGTATATTACCGCCATCGCTGATTATCTGATAATCGCTTTGTGAAGCACCACCAGAAGTCCAGTCAGTTTCATCATTGATGTCTGACCATTGCACCTTATTAGGTGTACCGCTAATATTAGCAGCTACTACAAAGTCACGAACTACTGTAATGTACTTAGCGATAGGTGCTGCAGCAGCTACATCTGCAAAAACAGTAGAAGTATTAACTGTCCATGCTTGAATCTTTTCAGCATTGTTAGATGCTAATAATACGTCACCAAACTGTGCAAAACTCCATCTATCTGCACCACTATAACCACCAGCCTTAGATACGTTTGCTAAATTATTTGTACCAGATGTAAACTTAAATAGCTTTGTAGCACCACCAGCAAATAACTGTGTAATGGTACTAAATTTACCAGCATACACATTGTTAAGGTTTTCACTAGCAGCGTTAGAGTAATCTACAGCACTAGGAAATGGGCTATAACCTTGCACTAATGGCACTACGTTGTTTACGTCAACTAACGCACCAGAAATTGATGGCTGATCTGGTAACCATTCTGCAAAATTTATTCGTTGGGTAGCCATGTATTAGAACTTCCTGTTATGTCTGTCCATGTTTCAGAACCAGTTGTTATGTTTGTCCATACCTCAGAGCCAGCAGCAATATTGCTCCACTCTTCACCTAATCTTCTTCCTAGTGCTGTAACTGTAGCATTAGCTGTAATAGCACCTTTACCTGACCATATAGCGTTAGGACTTGAAACAACTATAGCGTTAGCGTTAATATTTCCAAAGCCTTCATAGAGTACACCACCATTAGCTACAACTGTAGCAGTAGCATTTATAGATCCTGTAGATGTTCTAAAGCGTATAGCGTCTGCAGCAACTGTACAATCAGTAAATATAGATCCAGTAGCAAAAGCATAAGAGAATGGATTGTCTACATATAATGCAGCTGATCCAGATATGCTTGCACTAGCGTATGCCTCTGAATAACCATCTGCTGATACTAAGGCATTAGCGTTTATAGCACCACTAGCCAATGCAATAGAGTATCCATCTGCTGTGACAGTTGCATTAGCGTTTATAGCACCTGAGTTAAATCTTATGCGATAAGCGTCAGCCGTTACTGTTGCGTTAGCATCTACCTGTGCTGTACCAAGTACTACACCACTAGCAAGAGAACTAAATGCTGTCTGTGCAAATGCACTTATGCCAAACAAGGTTACACCTCGTCAGCAGGTTGTGCAACGTTGCCTTCGCTAACCCATTTAAGGTAGGCTTGGTAGTCTGTGTTAGCTGGGTCAAATGGGATAAAAGCGTTGTCAGATAAACGGATTACTGATGTTGGTTCGCCATGCCATGTTGTTGGTTTTAATTTATACATATTTTATAACTCCGCAGAAGCTGTGTAATGAAACATAATTGCAGATGCAGTTGCTCCGCTTCCCGAATAACCAGAAAACATATTAGCTCCAACAGCGTTATCAAGTATTGAGCTGTTATTATTATTAGCTATTCCTTGTTGAACCCGATTGCATTTACCAACATTTCCAACTGGGTCGTAATAAACCATTGTTGGGGTTGCTCGTTTTGTTACCCGAAAAAATCCAGTAGCACTAATTTCATTTGCAGTAGTTGACCCTTGAATTCCAGTTGGACCAAGTATACTAACAGAAGTATTTGTTCCAGGCACTACATCAACATTATAACTTTTTTCATAATACCTCTGACACAACGCTAGCTCAGTACCATAAGGTATCCACTCAAAAGGAGTCGCTGTTGTGTTTCGTTCTAGTTGAACGCCTGTGATGTAGAACGTAGCACCGTTAGTGCCTACTACTGATGTTGCACCTGTGGCTGATGTAAAGTTACTAGCAGCCCATGCACCTGCAGTTCCGCTAAATGTAGAACCAGCACCTAAAGAAAAATTGACAAACATACCAACACCATTAGTAGTAAGCCAAGTTCCTGTTGTATCTCCAGCTATAGTTACTGTTTTTTGTTCCCAAGTGTTTGCAGATGAAATGGTATAAGTAAATGGATAAGACCTATTTGTTGCTGAATTTCTTAACGACCCACCAAAAGTTCCTGTAAGTGAACTTCTTACCAAAAATGAAATAGTAATTGTCTTAGCAGATGCTGCACCAAAATCTAAGTCAGATATATTATATCCTTCAATAGGTTGCAGAATACCAAAATAATCTCCACTAGCTACTGAATATGCAGAACTAGATGTAACACCTAAATAATTTGTAAATCCAGAAGGTGGCGTTACAGAGCCAGCATTTTGTTGAACTGTAAATTTTCCAGTTTGAGAATTAAGCCCTAACCATCTATCAAGCGTATATGAAATATTTGGTGTAACACTAGCACCAGCATTTCTCTGATCAATAACCATATCCCCATTAATGATTCTGTTCTTTAATCCAAAGGGAGATGCAGCAGCTCCTTGTAGAGATGCGTCATTGAACGTGACTCCGTTTGAGCCATCAAGTGTCATTGCCATTATGCTGCTCCTAATTGTT